ATGTCCGCACGTATCTACCGCCCCGCCCGCAACGCCATGCAGTCCGGCACGGCCAAGACGCGCGACTGGGTGTTGGAATTCGTCTCCGACACCGCGCGCGAGGTCGATCCGCTGATGGGCTGGACCTCGAACGAGGATACTCAGGCCCAGGTCCGCCTGCGCTTCCCGACGAAAGAGGCTGCGCTGGATTACGCCAAGGATCACGGCATCGACGCCGTGGTGACCGAACCCCACGTCCGCAAACCGAACGTGCGGCCCGGCGGCTATGGCGACAACTTCGCCACCAACCGCCGCCAGGTCTGGACCCACTGACCCCTCCTTCTTCCGGTCGGAAATATTTCGAGGGTGCGGGGGCTGGCCGCCGCTGGCACTCCGCTTGCCAAACACCCGCAAATGCCACAAAACCCCGAACAGCGGTCCCTTAGCTCAACTGGATAGAGCAGCTGACTTCTAATCAGCAGGTTGAGGGTTCGAGTCCTTCAGGGATCGCCACTATCAGGTTAAGTGTTTTTATTATCAATAGCTTGAGTGGTGGAAATTGTAAACTCCCTCGGGCGGTTTACAAAGAACACGTTCTGTCTCTGCGCGCGCTTGGTGTATTCTTCCACCTCCTGCAGCGTGACGTGGCCCACCCAGGATTGCATTCCGAGCACCGAAACGCCGCCTTCTGCGAGCTGGTTCATACGATACTTCCGCAATCCGTGGGCGGTCAGCCCGACCAGACCCGCGTCGCGCGCGGCCTTAGAAAACCACTGGCTAAAAGCTTTGTGGGAGCGCGGTTTGCCGTGGATGGTGAGCAGGAATACGAGCGCCTTCGCGTCGTCGGTCGATCGCAGCAGGTCCGCCCTCTGAGCCTCCAATCCGAATGCCGGTGCTGTCCAAGGTACGTAGGCGGTGACCCCAGTCTTCCTTTGCCGGAAAGCTAAGATGCCGTTGGCCAGGACCATTTGCGGCCCGATCGTCACGACGTCTATACATCTTGCCCCTGTCCATTGCAGGAGCTCGGCCGCGGTTCGCTGCGGGCTGCCGATTGGCCAGTGGCTGCGAAATGTCTCCAAATCCTCCTTTGACCATTCTTTGTGCCCGTCGGTTTTTGGCATCGGCTTGCGCGACACCCCCTCGGAGACGTTCATTCGCGTGTGGCCCTTAATTTTCCAGAATTCGGCCAACTTGCGCCAGGCCTTACGCCGCGATGATGCGACGGCCGGGGTCAAGGGTTCCAGGTCGGCTTGTACGTCCTCCGGAGCGAGGTCGCGCATCATCGGCACGCCTGGCGCCGCCGCGGCCTGCTCCTTGATCTTCTCGACGTGGCGGCGGATCACCGGACGGTAGCTTTCGGATAGGCTTCGGTAGCTATTCGACCCGAGATATTCTTCGCATCCAGCGACGATGCTGCCCGATATCGCTTTTCGGGGCTTCGGTGAGCCGTCTTTTGCCTCCTCGCGTTGCCAGGCGGCGATGAAGCGGGGGTGATCCTCGGGCACGTCATTCGGCAACGACGCACGTGTCCGACGGTGGTACTTAAACACCTGGCCGTTTTTGCGGACGCGATGAACGTTCCTCATTCTGACACTCTGCCGAATACGTTTTTGCACGAATCCCCGACCTCCTGCCTCTCATACGGCAGGGCGTCCGCGTAGGCGTCAAGGTCGGTGCGATCATAGACACGCTTCGCGCCGAGCTCTTTGCGCGGGAGGTCGAGGGTTCTGAGCATGGATTCCGACACGCCAAGATACCGCGCCGCCAAAGGCGCAGGTAGGAGGCGAGGAGCAAATTCCATGCGCGGCGCTCCCATGCTTCAGCTCCTCGCCGCCAATGCGGCCGCGCGTCGCGCTCGGCACTTCATCGCGAGCTCGCGCATGGTGATCTCGACGGCGCCGTGGTCGACTGCGATCCGCCGCTTGGCCAGGCTGATGTCAAAATGCTCGTCGGCGGATCCGGCCTTCTGGATCCAGCGTCGGTCCAGCCCGATCTGGTCGGCCATCTCGAGCAGCTCCTCGGTGCTGTCCGCGATCATGTGCGACATTTTCATGCCGCGGTACTGGCCCAGAGGGGTCTGGTACATATCGTCGACGTAGACGGTCATTTTGATGCCTCCGTTCGCCCGCCTCTTGCCTCCCGCTCGACACCTTCCAGCGCCTCGACGGTGTCCTGGTAAATGCTGGCGTACATTCCCTGTTCGCGATCGCGGAGGTCGCGGTACAGGGTCAGGCGGCCGGACAGGTGCTCCAATCCGAATGTTTCCGACCAGGCGCGCATCGTCAGGGTCACGGTGCCGTCATCGTTGAGGGTGGCTGTGGTCATGCCGCCGTCTCCTCCGCGGCGCGTCGCTCCGTGAACACTACGTTCTGACATGGGCAGTATTCGTCGGACCCCCGGCATGGGCATTTCTCGCCCCGTGCTTTCTGCTGTGCGGGAGTCGGGATTTTGGGATCAGTCGTCATGCCCTTGGAGCCTCCGGTTTGGTTCACTCTTCACCCCAATAGGACACGTCGCTCTCTGCGCACGCCTCGGGGCCTTCGTCGCGGTAGAGGGGATCGGCGAAGTACGACCGCGCCACCTCCTTGCAGTAGTCATCGACCTGAACCCCGTCATCGAACGTCTTGAACCCGGCCAGGCGCTTCGCCTCGGCCGTGAACCGTCGGATGAACTCGTCCTGGGTGATCGAGGCGCCTTCAGACATCGGCCTTCTCACGGCCCTCGGCTCGGTCCAACCGGTCAATCTCGGCCGCGATCAGAGCGCCCGCGATCACCAGTTTCCTGCGCCGATCCATCTGATCGCGCTTGTCCCAGCTTTTGTCCCATTCCGCCGGCCACGGATCTTCGAAGAGGAAGTGATCTTCGGCGCTTTCCTGCGTGAATAGTCGGAACGGGGTTGCATAGAGTGCGGCAACTAGCGCGAGGGTTTCGTCGGTGTGCTGGTCGTCATGCTCTGGCGTCCAGCCTTCCTCGGTCTCCTGACGCTCACGCTCCCGCAGGATGGCCATGACACCAGGTGAATAGTCGGCTGGGTCGATCCAGCCAGCGTCTGCCGCGTGATCGGCCCAGCTGTCATAGTCGGCGTCGGCGGGGTTCTCGTCTCCCCATCCTTCGAGGCTCATGTCGGTTCTCCTTCATGTCTGCAGTTCTGCCAGAGGTCATAGAGGCCGAGACGGACCATCATTCCCCGGACGGCGTCCCGCATTGCGCGAGCTTCGTCTGGCGTGGTCAGGGCGTGCTTGTCGGCGGCGGCGTACTCCGCATCGGCCGCGTCGAAGATGCCGCGAACATCGATCGTCGCAGGTCCGCAATTCATCGTGCACTCGCCATCCTCGCAGTCGGGGCAGGGACCGGTGCGGTAACTTCCGCAGGTGTGGCAAAGCATGGTCGTCTCCAATCTGGGCTGCGTGTCCGGGCGGTTGGTGGATTACTTGATAACGACGGCTTCTGCCGGGAAAGCCGGTGACTTCATGTCGGGATCCATCGGGTAAACGAAATCGACCTCTTGCACTGGACGGCCACTATCGAGTTGAACCAGCATGTCGCCGTTCTGATCGAGCAGGTCTTCAAGCTGAGAAATCAGTTCTGACAGGTGCATCAAGGCCTCCGGGCGGTTGGTGGGGTTAGGCTTCGACGTCTTCGTCTTCTGGCCAGGGTTCGTCGTCCTCTTCATCGAGGTGGTGTTCGATCTGGCTTTCGGGCTTAAACGTGACCGGACGGGGCGGACGTGGATCCTTGTTCGCCCAATGCGCCTTAGCGACCTCTTCGGAGATCGGGCGGAGCGAATAGATCGAGGACGCGCCGTAGTATTCTGTGGCGTAGTCTTCACCCTCTGTCGGAATGTCGATCCGGAGCATAAGCCCGCCTGCGATATCTTCCTCGCGAGCCCGGCCGATGCGCTGGCGGTGGCCCATGAGTTCCAGCATGACCCAACCGAATTCGCGAGGGTTTCTGGTGTCTTCTGTCGTCGTCATTGGTCTCTCCTATTGTTCGCGCGTCGCGGCTTTCCCGATCACGGCAACGGCATCGTGCGCTAATTTCAGTGTGGCATGAGATCGGCGCAGCCGGTCGATCAGCTCGTCAAGGGTGCCGGGCCCTGCCTCACAGGCGAGCATGGCGGCGGCGTCGATCAAGAGGGCTGCCGCATCAACGGGGCGCGGCTCTACAGCACAAGCTGCCGCAGCCAACGCATTCATTTGCTCTGGATGGTTCATGCCCCCTCCACCTGGTCGATGTTGCGCTTGTGGACGTCGAAGGTGACGGCGACGATCCACGGGTTCTCGGACCACGGGGCGCGCTTGGCGTTGAGGCTGTCCCAGAGGGCTGCGAAGTCAGATCGGAGTGACATTGCTGCTTGTCTCGGAACGTCTTGCATCGAAACCGCTTCTACGCCCTCGGCCCGCGCGTCCGCCTCGCTGATGTCCTGGAGCCGCTGCACGCGGACGTCGGTGACGGTCAGGGTCAGGCGAGACAGCGGGCGGGGCATGTGCATTGCCTGCCGATACCGGCCAGGTTCATCGCCGATGCCTGGCCAATCGGAATTGGACCACGCGAGACGCGCTCCGTCGGCCTCGAAATGGATCGGGCACCATCCCCGCCGGTAGCCTGCTTCTTGACTGCGCCCGATGATGCTGGAGGGCGAGATTGCGTCGAGGCTCGGTGTCGTGCGCCACGCCTCCCGAACCCAAAGCCGGTCGCCTATCCCGTGGCGGATCGTCGGAAAGGGCGATAGGCTGTGAAAAGAGGCAGGGAACCCGTAGCAGGGCTTCCCGTCCGCACCGACAGCCTCAAAGTACGGCGGATCGGAAAAAACGCGTTGAAACCCGACAACTTTGGCAGAGGGCTGCGGCTTTAACACCCGCCGCGTCTGCGTCTTGCGCCCGTCAAGGAGCGCCCGGACCATCGGGCCGGAGAAGAGGATAGGGCGGTCGGTCATCATCCATCCCTCCGCGCCAGAGCCGCCAGAACCGCGCCGATGATGCTGGCGGGCATCTTCTGACCCATGACCTCCACCTCGCCCAGGCTCTTGCTCAGATCCGCGACGGTGGCGCCATGCTGCAGCGCAATGCTGATTATGATGCAGGTATCCTGGATACTGGCCTGCAGCTGCGTTCCGGTCTTCATCCCGTCCGAGTAGAAGACCTCGGCCAGACGCCCGGTCGCCGGGTCGAAGCCCGCCGTGATGTCAAAATCGAACTGGCCGGTCTCCGTCTGCCAGGTAACGCTGATCGTCTCGGACGGGCGGCGGGAGGGGAGGGGTGTGCGGGTCATGATCGCCGCGCCCCGAGTGGAAGTCCGGCAGCCTCGTACCTCTCAAGGATCCGCTTGCCGAAGGATGTCAACTCGTTATGGGCAGAAACCGACTCCAGGTCAGTGCATCCGAAGCCCTGATAGAACCCAGCACTCGCGCCCGCCATGAAGGCATCCTCGGCCTCAAGACGCTGGCGGTCGGGCAACTCGGTCGGGTCCGCGACGCCATATTGCGCGGCGCAGAAGCTGCGGAACCTGTCTGCGAAGAAAGTGGTCATGCGGCGATCTCCTGCATGGCGGCGGTGCCCCATTGGTCGGCCATCGCCGCCGCCAGGCCGGGGAAAAAACGGCTGCGGATGCGGGCACGATCGGGGCCGGGACTGGCGTGGTGAACCTCCGGACGGGCAGTAGCCCCGTCCAGCGTCCCGGTCGGTCTCAGGTTCGGCAGGTTGCGGAGCCAGAAGCAGGTGCGTTTTTTCACATTGTCCGGGCCGTCAGGATCGCTGCCGAACTGCCAGGGCTGCACGCTCTGGGAATGCGGCCGGAAATTCCTGATCCGCGCCTTCGCGTGGCGGTGCATCACCGGGTTCTCGATCGCGACGCGCGGGATCGGCGCGTTCCAGCAGTCGGAGAACAGGGCTGCGCCTTCCTCCAGCTCATCCCACATTTCGTCGCGGGTCCTGCCAGGGGGCGGCGTGTGCAGCCAGCGGACGCCCGAGTTTGTCAGGCGCGTGCAGGGCGGATGCATGACGGTCAGCAGATCCCAACCGTCGCCAAGCAGATCTCGCACATCGCCGCGGATATGTCGGTTCGAGCCGTCGTCTGCCGCCTCGATGTCGCAAGACCAGGCGTCGAAGCCGAGGGCGAGGAAGGCGTTGCGGACGATGCCGCTTCGCTCACAGCCGATGAGGACGCGGGCGGTCACGCCACCTTCTCCCTCAGTCCCTTGTTGACCTCCTTCAGCAGAAGCTCGGCACCGCGCTGCGCCGTGCGGCCGCCGGTCAGCTTGACCAATTGAGTGGCCTGTTCCTTGAGCGTCGTGAAATCCGTGTCGCGTAGGATCGCATCCAGGCGGGCGAGATCCCGATTGGCCTCGATCATTCGGGCAATGACGACGGCTGTCGCCTCGATCGCAAAAGAGCTGAGGAGGTTGGGCTCCTCCGGCTGCGCGTCGATCATGGTCTCCAGCGTCGTGAAGACCACGCCCCGGTCGAACCTCTTCTGCAGCTTCTCCAGCGTGACGACGGCACGCGTCTCCTTCGGCTTAAGCGAGACGCCGGCAGCTACGTCCGTCGATATCCCGAGGTTGTCCAGCGCCTCGGCGACCTCGACGGCGTCCTTGTCCCCGGCCGCGACGCGCGCCCGGAATTTGTCGATCGACGCTACGGTCGTCCGAACGGTGTTGATCCCGACAAAATCCATGGCCTGGCTGGCAACGTCGCCGTGCCGCACGACGATCGCCGGGACCTCCTCCAGCGACAGCAGCATGGTCGCGATCGCGCGGTGCTGACCATCCACGATCGCCAGTTGCCCGGCATCGGTTTCGGATACGATGAGCGCGCCGAACCGTGACCAGGTGAAGCCCTTCACGATCTTGATGATCCGGGACCGGCCTCTTTCGGAGATCCTGCGCTGATACTCCCGATCGATGGCCAGGTCATCGGTGCGGATGAGGCGCAGGTCGGCGATTTCTTCCATCGGCTGCACCATGCCGCGCCATGTGTCGCGATCGATGACGGTATCGAAAAGGCTGATGTCGAGGGGTGCAAGGGTCATGGCGTATCCTTCGGTTCGGTCGCCCGCGCCACCCACGCCACGGCGGCAAGTGCCGCGAAGAACACGGCGACGATCGAGCCGAGGAGGATAACGGTCAGGGCGCGGTGGAGGGTGATCATAGGACGTACAGAGCAGCACAAACCGCCCCCCAGATGATCAAGCCGCTGTACAGGACGATGAAGGCAACGCCTGCCCAACCGATGGTCATGCCGCGGTGCGGGATCGGAAAGGCGTCATCGTCGGCGCGGGGCGGTGCCTTCAATGCGGCCAGGCCGGGGCACTCAGGTCGCACGGTGCCGCCAGGGCAGTTGCAGGTGCCGCGCTCCCATTCCGGGCAATGAAATTTCTCGGTCATGCTGCTTCACCCTTCAGGACGGCGGCGTCGGCCGCGAGTTCGTCTGCGCTCCGGTGGCGGGTGGTTCTGAACCTGCCATCCGGTGCGTAGATGTTGCGCGCCTCATCCAGCGACAGACCGCCGTGGCCATCCTCCAGCCGCTTCGGCATGAACCGGAGCCGCGGGCCAAGCCCGTCGGCGCGCTTCAGGCGCAGGACGCCGTTGGTGCTTTTGACGTCGGGCCGGTAGGCAAACAGACAGGGCATCCAGCGCCCCGTCGGCGTCTCGGTCTCGGCGTAGTAACGGGCCATCTTGGTCTCCTTTCGAAATACCGGGGGAGGAGCAGTCCTCCCCCGGTCAGTCGCCGCCTTGATTGGTAGAAGGCATCCCCTCCCAAGCGGGGATCGGCGGCTTATTCGGGGTCTGGTCTGCCCATCTTGCGTCACGCTCGGGCCAGTAGTGGTCTCGCGCCCAGGTGACCGCCTCTCGGACGATCTCGGCGACGGCTCTGCCCACGCGGCCGGTGCCGCCGCAGAAATTGCAGGACACAACCTGATCCATGGCACCGGCGGCCCGAAGGTAATCCCGGCGCAGCGCACAGGCAGGGCAGTCTTCGCCATTTCCATGAAGCGTGATGTCAACCATCACGACATCCCCAGGGCTTCTTTGTACATCTCCAGCACCGCCTCTTCCTCGGCGATGTCGTCCTTGTCGCGCTTGCGCAGGGCCACAACTTTGCGCATGACCTTGGTGTCGTAGCCGCGCGCCTTGGCCTCGGCCATGACCTCTTTCTGCTGCTCCGCGATGTCCTTCTTTTCCGCTTCCAGCCGTTCGAACCGTTCGATGAACTGCCGCAGCTCGGAAGCGGTGACACGGTAGGTGGCGTCGTTGTGGTCGCGAAAATCAGGGTCGTTTTTCATCGGCGCGCGGCCCCGGCGGGCCTTCTCTTCCATCTTGTCACGCGCCTCGGCGGCACCGGCCTCGAATGCAGGCAAAGACCGCAGGCCCTCAGCGATCGCCTTCAACAAGATCGGCGTCGCTTCTGGTCCCGCGATTTCCTCGTTTTCCTTTCGAATACGCAGAGCCTTGCGCAGCTCCTCCCTGCTGCGCACCTCGCGTTTCCCAACGTGGTTGGCCTTGGATACAATGCCCAATGCCTCCATCCGCTCCACGATGCGGGCAGCCGCGTTGTAGCCGATACCCAATTTCCGCTGGACGAAAGACGTGGAGCATTTGCCCTCTGCCCAGACGAATTCCACGGCGAGAAGGAACTGCCGCTCCATCTCCTCCGAGATTTCAGTGCGCTTTTCGTCCAGCATTTGTCTCTCCTCAGTGTTCAACGGAAGCGATTGGTGGAGCGCACGTTCTTCCGGCGCCGTGGGCTTGGAGGGTCCTCGCCTTCAAAACAGCCTGCCCTGCGTCAGGCGGGCGGCGGGTGTGACGACCTCTTCGACCGCCAGGATCACGAAATTCTCTCCGGTCTCGCGGGCAAGCCGGGCGGCGTCGTCCCAGGCCGTGTCGCGGTGCGCGTACCGGACCTTCGGTTCGGTGCGGGCGCGGTCATGCGCGGGCTGGCGGCAGATCATCCAGAACTGGTCCTTGCGCTCAGGCGTCATCGGTGGCCTCCGCCGCGCGCCGGGCCAGCTCCGCATGAGTGCGGGTCTGCGTCTCAAACGAGGTGTCGAGCATCAGTCGGTTCCAGCGCCGCAGTGCCTGTGACCGGGACACGCCGGGAATGGCCGCGGCCGTCCGGTCCAGGCCCATGCCGCTGCGTAGAAGTGTGACCAGCTGGAGATCCTTCTCGGGTGTCCAGAGCTCCGTCCGGGTCAGGGTTGCCACATGCGCGGCGATCTCCGCCGCGTCGGCCGGGCCGCGTGGGGGCAGGTAGGGAGAGGACACCGTGCCGGGCGCGGGTCGCTGCCGGTGCTGGCCGCGCATCGCGAGGTCCATGATCGGTGTGCTGGTCATTTGCGTTGTCCTCGTTGCGGGATACTGGTGTCCGCCGCTGGCCCCCTCGCGAGGGGGGCCAGAAAGAGACGTCAGGTGGTTCTGATATCGCTCTCGCTCCACCAGTCCTTCACCTGGCGACCATCGGCAGCGCAGTAGCGGACCAGGTATCCGCTTTCGCTGGTCGCGTATTCGGCACGACCGACAATCGTGCCTTTCTCGTCTGACTCCTTGAGCTGCACGGTTTCGCCCATGCCGTATTTGAAATTGGCCATGTGTTTTCCCTTCATGGTTTGGTGGATTGGTTGCTTTCGGGGCCGGGGATCGGCGGCTGCCACGAGTTCGGGTCGATGGTGATCTTGATCAGCCCGCCTGGTTCGGTATCGAGCCAGGCGCCGTACCCGCTTTGGGCGATCCCGGCCCGAAACAGCTCGATCCGGCCGAAGAGCTGGTGGAGCGCGTTCTCGCGCGCCTCGGCCCCTGCGACGTCGGCCAGAATGCCGTCGAGGATCTGCCCCGCCGCGGCGTCCAGCACCTGTTTCTGCTTGTCCAGTGTCATCACCATGCCCCCGGCAGAAGCGCGGCCGGATCGATCGGTGCGAACCAGGCGGCGACCTTCACCATGAGGCTGACGGCAAAGAAGAGCAGGGCGGCGGTGACGGCGGTGCCGATGGTCAGCATCACGTAGGTGGGGCCGGGGCCGCGCCGCTGGCTGCGGGCATAGGTTTCTTCGAGGTAGTGGATCATGCGGCGTCCTCTCTCTGCGCGATCGACGTCGGCGCGTCGGGCGCGCGGGGCAGGTCGCGTTGACTGTTGGCGTAGGTCTCGACCACGGCGATCGCCTCATTGAAGCGATGCTCCGCAACGGCGTTGGCGGCATCGGCCAGCTGGATCGCGGGGATCAGCTCCAGCTCTTCAAGGTGGGTTTCAAGCTGGCTTTGCAGCGTCGTGTTGATGGCGGAGGTCATCTGATCCGCCCAGGTGCGCGCCTCTGTCATGCCGCGCCCCCGCCGGTATTGCCGCGACGTGCGCGGGCGGTGGCGAGGTCGATGATCCTCAGTGGGGTGAAATCCTCGGGCGGCCCGGCATCGATCCGGGCCAGGCGGTCCGGCGTGACCGGCGCGCCCTGCTGTTCCTTGAGCCGCATCCAAGCATCGGTCGTCAGCGTCGGAAGATGCCTGAAACGGGCCGGGTCCGTGACGACGGAGATGGCGTCTGGGTTGTAGGTTGGCATGGCGTGCGGCTCCTACTGCACATGTCCAATGCAGCGTGCGACATCCCATTCTCCGACCATTCGGGCCGCTGTGATCTGGTCCGGCGTATAGACTGGAGCGGACTGTCCGGGTGCCGCCAAGAGTTCGGGTTCGTCCGTCCATGTCAGGATGTGTGCAGCCTCATCCGATGTCATGGTTTCGGCCAAAGCCAGAGCGGCGGGGGTGAAGTTGATCATGTGCGACCTCCAGAGGTTCCTGGGGTCTCACCTTATTGTGTCAATTGGCACATATCAACTTAAAAATGTGCCAAAAGGCACAAGATAGAATCTTTGAGCTTGGTCGAATCTTGTCGCTGTGTGTAAATTGGCACACAGACAAAAAAAGTTTGATGGGGCGAGTGATGGATTTCGGGTGGTTTAACCTGCTCTCTTCTGCTGAACAGAGCGCAGTCGCAGAAGCTGCAAATATGCTTATCGAGTCGCGCGCTGTGCGATCAAACCCCGAACTTGCGCTTCGAGCATCCGCACTTCGTCGGGCTGCAGAAGTTCGCTCAGAGCCGCCAGGTGATTCTCTGCGCTATCGTCCTTCTGAATGAATTGCTCTACGGTTTTGCCGTAGTAAGCCGCGATCAGAAGGGCGTTTTCGACTGAGGTGGATGCGTTCTCTCTGGCCAATAGTTTGTTGATAGTGTCACGGGAAACGCCGGATCCTTTGACGAGGTCAGTGACCTTCGTCTCATCACGTTCCATGTGCCAAATCAAAGCGTTGCGGAAACTACCAGACATACGAGAGCATAAACGGCCAAAAGGCATATTGCGCAATGTGTCGATAGGCACTTGCCAAGAAATGTGCCTTTTGGCACAAACGATGCCATGGATCGTCTTCAAGAGCTCATCTCTGACGTTGAAGAATTCTCGCGTCGTAACGGCGTTGAGCCGGAAGTGGTTTGCCGAAGGGCAACCGGCAATCCGAGGATGTTCGAAAGGCTAAAGCGTCGATCTGAGCAGATCGATAGGGACGCCGACCGACTACGGCACTTCATGAATAACAGCTCCCAGGATGCCGCATGATGGTCTCACTCGCGAAGCTCTCGGTTGTGCCTCTTGAAATTCCTGAGGTGCGCCGTGTTCTCGCTTCACCATGTCCCTGCATATTCTGCCAATTCCTGCTCCAGGCGGGATGTGGCTTTCGTAATCTGCACGGTCAGGCTTTCTGCGAATTCGACTTCGCCACGCGTTATCCGACCATCCGCTTCAAAGACTGCGGTCAAGGCTCCTTCGATCCGGCTGGTGCGCTCGGGTTGTTGTTGAAGAATTTGGTAGAGATATCCTGGCAGAGACTTCCGCTGCGGTCTCATGGCGGCAATCAACGGTCGCAGTTGTCGGAGTGTCAGTTCGTCCTCGGTAAACTGTTCTGGTCGTCGTTCGGGAAAGGCCGCCACTTCGGTTCGGGCCCACGCCTCGATAACGTCGAGCTCTTTGTCGTGGAACTCCTCGTCAGAGGTGGCGGCACAAACCAGAATGGACAAACCGGGCCTGAGATAATCACGGATCGCCCGAGCGGCTTTGAGCGCCTCCGCTTCCTGATCGGGACCGAATTGGTCAAGATCGATCATAAAGACATTGCGGAAATAGTCCTGCGTGTTGAAAATTTCACCGTCGGCGTCGATGACGCATCTGATGCGGTCGGTTCGGAAGCTCCGCAGTGCCCGGCGCTCGTGGCAAACCGCCCGCAAGATGGGTGCATGTGGCCCCCGCAGAAGCTTGATCATCGTGATCCGTCTGCGGTCCAGCCATTCGCCTTCGTCGCCATACTCGATGACAACGAAAACCTGATCAAGATCGACCCAATCTGTTCCAGACGGCAGAGAGTTTTGGTCCACGTCCGAATGGTCGGGTATTCGAGGAGGCGGCGAAATGCGCGGCGAAACTTGAGGCGGAGGAACGCTCTCGTCAGGGGCATGTTCAAAAAGCCAATCAAGAATCGCGGACATATCAACCTCCGTACGCCATTGGTGTGTCGGAGCCTGACGCGATTCGACGTCAATCACCAAATGGAAAGGGTCGCCGCATGATCCTTTCCCATTGCGTCTCAAATTTTGCAGCGACCCTTCCATGCAGTGGTCATGTCACGGACCGGGTCAATCCCCAAGGAAACGAGGTTTCGCATGATCTGGGCTGATCCCAAGACCGTTCGGAGCCTCTATGGCCAGCTTGTTCGGGAATACGGCGGGGTGGAGGCGACGGCGCTGCTGCTCGGCGTGTCCAAGGGCACGGTGTCCAAGCAGATGAGCGGGCAGGCCGAGGTTGCTTTCGTCCACGTCGGGATCCTCGAAAGCGCGGTTGGTCGCTATCCGCTGACCGACTTGTTCCAGCGTCGTCGTGACGTCGAGGTCGGGTCGGGCGAGATCGCCTCACTGGCGGAGATCGCCATGACGGAGTTGGGCGATGTCGGCCCGGCGATCCTGCGCCTTGTGACCACCGGCGATTGCACGAGTTTGCGGAAGGAAGGTCCGGAGGTGATCGCAGCGATCCGCGCCGTCCTCGACCGGATCGGGGAGGGCGACGATGTCTGACCAATCTCGGGACACGATGATGAGCGACGAGTGCGTCTTGGCCATCACGCAGGCGCTGGCTGACGCCATTCCCGGTGTCGCGTTTTCGGTCACCCGGCGCGTGGAGATGGGCGACAGGTCGATCGAGACCACGGTTTCAGTGGGGGCAAAGACCCTTTGCAAGCTGACGCCGGAGGGCACGGAATGACCAGCGCCGGTCTCGCCCGATACACTAAGGACATGTCCGAAGCGGAGGCCGTCGGCTTCCGTCAGATGATCCAGCACCTCGGTTATTCTTTTGACCGCGCCCTCGCTGCGATCGGGCGCACCGATCTTCTGCCAGTGGATCACCACTCACGAACGGCCGCCAAGGGCACGGCCAAGTTGCGCGCCGTGGCAGGCGGCGGCGCAACCGACGGGGCGCGCGGCCTCTCCTCCTCCCTGGTCGCGCGTCCCGACGAGATCCAGACCCCGGCTGGGACGTCCGGGGACCTCCCTGTTGGACCTGGGGCGGAGGCACCGCTTCCGCCCCCTTTCTGGCTGGCGGAGTTGCGCGGCATCGCGAGGCCGGTCTGATGCCCAGGGGAAGCGGATGGCACAAATCGCGGGCGGACGATGAACAGTATCTCCGGATCATGCACCTGATCGATGCCGAGGGTCAGACCATGGCGTCGGTCGCTGCCCGGACCGGGATGACCAGGTCCTCTGTCGCGGGGCGGGTCAAACGAATCCGCGATACCTATCAGGCGCAGGACTTTTGCAGGAAGCCTGAGAACCGGGACGGCGGAATGCCGGAAAGGTGGTGGGCCAATGGCGCGTGAGACCCTGCCGATTGCGCGCGAGGTCCATCTGCCGCTTGGCCACCTGCAGGTGCGGGTCGGGCTGACGGCCTGCGGGTCGCGGTTCTGGTCGCTTTGGCCGGACGGCCCCATTGGCGGGACGCTGGAACGGATGATCGTCAATGGCTTCATCGATGACCACGAGGCGCTGGCGGGCGAGTTGGAGGCGTGGGCCGCGGCGGTGCGCGAGATCGGAGCGGAGGGCCAGACGTGACGATATCCGCACTCGATCTTGTTGATATGGGCGATCTGGATGAATACCCGATCGGGGCGGAAGACCGGCTGGAAAGCCACCATTGGATTGCCTGGGAGCATCGGCGCTGGCTCAACAGTTCCATGCGCCTCAAGGCGCTGCCGGAATGCCGGGCGATCTATTTCGATCTGATCTGCGTTGCCCAGGATCAGACGCCTTTGGGCACACTGCCGACGGATACCGAAGAGCTGGCCAAGCTGGTCATGGTTCCGCTGGAGCAGTTCCAGCGCCTCTGTGCGATGGAGTTCGGGCCGCTTCACAATTGGGCGAAAACCCGTTGCGGCGATGAAATCCGGCTCTACCACCCGACCGTGCTGAAAATCGCCCTCGATGCGCTTTCGCGAAAGGCTGACAACAGGGCGCGCAATGAGGCGGCGAACCGTCAGAAGCGCCTGTCGCGCCTGCGCAGTCACGTCATGGGCTATCACAAGGACTTGGCCGAGAACGACGCGGCCATCGTCTGGATCGACGACTGGCTGATGGAGCGGTGCAGCGGGTATCGAACCTCGCAATGGATCGAACGCGCCATTCAAGCATGGGCCGACCGTACTTTGGCAGCGCGGTTCGACCGAAAACGACCTCCCGACTGATCTGTCCCATTCTGTCCGGTTTTGTCCGCCGGACAGATTTGGACAGTTTCGGACAAAAAAAATCTGTCCGGTTCGACAGGGACAAAGACAGGGACAAAGACAGGGACAACGGCAGAACCGCCACCCAAACCGCGAAAAGTTGACCGGGACAGGCTGAGAAAGGGGACCAGCGATGACCGAAGAGCAGACCACGACCGAGACGAACCGCGACCGCGTCAGGCGGCTGTTCATCAATCCCATGATCGAGCTGGGCTTCCGGTTCCCGCACCGGACGCCGGAGGACACCGTGCGCAAACGGCTGGACCGAATGGCCGACGACCTCGGATATCTCACCGACGAGAACCTGCGCCGGGTGCAAGTGTCCATGCGGGACAAGGGCGAGGGCGCTGCCAGGTGCTTCTGGCCGCCGCGGGCGACGATCATCGCCTATGCGCAAGTGGCCCAGCCCCGCCCGATCGAGGACCTTCCCGAACTGGCGGGCTGGTTCGGGAGCGTTGCGGGCCGTGCGGCCCTGACGGAAGGGCGGCTGGTGGCCGAGTATCGGTTCTGGCTGACCAAGCACCGTCCGCCATTGAGCGACCAGGAGAAGCGGCGCGTGGCCGAAGTCGCGCGGCAGGACGAAGAGCGTGTCATGCGGATCCGGGATCGGGCGACGCGCATGGCGATCGATGCCGACGACCAATCCTTCCTGGGTGCCTATGAGGCCGACCACGCGGCGGCGCTCCGTCTGGTCGAAGCCGGTAGCGGGAGGGACGCGGCATGATGCACCTCGATCCCGATACGATCTACGTCAACCACTTCGGGACGGCGCGGATCGGGTCGATCTGTGATGCCGACCTTCGGCTCAAGGCGGAGGCTGAGGGCATCACGCACCTGAAAGCGCAGGCCATGCCCCCTGCCGATTGCGGGTCGGACATCATCGCTGCGCCGGGCCGGGGGCCGATGATGCGGTTCCGGCCGCGCCGGGTAGAAATGACGCCATCGGGTCCACGATCCCGTCATGACGGTTATCAAATGAGATCCGGCGCGCGGATTGCCGATGCCTTCGATCTGATGACGCTCAACTGTCACCGGGCGTATGAGCGTCAATGCGCCATTGCCCGCTCCCAGGGGAAGGCGATCCCCGCGTACCGGGCCCCCTTCACCGTTGGACAGGTTGAAATCGGGCGGGAGTATGCGGCGCTGGCTGAACGGTGCTCTGCGGCCGGGGTTAAGTGCGCGTCGCTGGAGGCGTTGCGTCAGGCGTCATCGGGTGGCGGTGATCGCGAGGAAGCCATCCTCGCGGATTTCCAGCGTCTGCGCTATTTCGAGCGGCGGATCGGCGACGGGTTGGCAAAAGCGGTTCGCCGAATCAGACCGGGCCGTCCGACCACGAAAGAGGAGGCCGCGGCGAAGCGGGTCACCGTCTCCCGGCAGCGGCGGGCGATCTTTGACCAAGCGCTGGTCGATGGTGTGTGCATCGGCGGCATGAGCCTGACGGATGTGCTGAAAGCCTATGGATGGGGCGTGGATCAAAAGGCAAGGGAGGCACTTCGGCAATCGTTGTGCGCGGCTTTGGATCGGATGCAGGGCTTCAAGATGGTTGGGGCGCAAGATGGGTCTTGACGCTTAGCCTCACCGGATCGTATGGCTATGGCATCATCACAGAGTGCGCCCGGAGCGGAGATCCCGCTGCCGGGCGTTTCCATGTCCGGGTAGAGCAGGGGTAGCTCGCGAGGCCCATAACCTCGAGGTCGGCGGTTCAAAACCGTCCCCGGCAACCAATCACAGATCGGCCGCAGTGGCAGACATCCCCCCAAGATGGCTGCGGCAGATGCATGTCTGGGGTCGGAGTGGCAGCTTCCGGCCCCAGGCGACATCGCGGGTCCTTCCGTGGGCCAACCGTATACGGTGCGGCTTAGCGCGCGGGTTTGACGCGGCTAAACAAGTTGAAAAGCCTAAACGAAACAGGGGCTAAACCAAGTGTTAGCCTAAACGGGAGTGTTCATGTCGATGCTGACAGCGACGGAGCTGGCAGGCCGACTTTCCTTGTCGAAAGGACGGATCAGTCAGCTGGTGAGCGACGGACGGCTCGACGGGTGCTACGAGGGCGAGGGCCGCCAACGCCGCTTCGACCTCGAAAAATGTAAGGCCGCACTGAGCGGTCGTCTCGACCCGGGGCAGATGCTGGGCAACGGGGCAAAAACCAAGGAGAAGCTGCGGGACGATCCGCCCTCTGAAAAGCGGGGCGATCTGCTGGAGCCGCGCGATCCTGATCGATATGAGCTGGCCCGCACGCTCAAGGTCGAAGAGGAAGCTCGCCGCGCGCGGCGCCTGAATTCTGAAGCTGAAGGTACACTGGTCCATGCTGACGCGGTGGCGATGGAGGTTACACGTCAGATCGGTCAGGAAATCGCGCAGTTCGAGGCAGTAATGCGGGATGCAGCCAGGGCTGTCGCTGATCGGATGGGCGTTGATTACAGAACGGTCCGCCAGATCCTGATCGAAACATGGCGCTCACATCGATCGGAAAGGGCAGACAAGCTCGAAGAGAAGGCCGCCACCGCCGCCTTGTCTGACGCCGAGAAAGCGGCCGATTTCTGACATGGGCTTTCTGGTTTCGGCAGAGCGTACCGTAGCAATGGCGCTCGCCAAGGGGATGCGGCCGCCCCCGCCGCCGGACATCTCGCGATGGTGCGAGGAAAATATCGTTTTTGATGAGCGGTCGCCGATGCCGGGGCCGTATCGAAGCGATCGGTTTCCGTTCTTGCGCGAAATCCACGATTGTTTGTCGCCCGAGCATCCGGCCCGCGAGGTCACGATCATGGGATCGGCGCAGTGGGGCAAGACTGTGTCGATCATCAACCCGGTGATCGGCGCATGGCACGCTTACGGTCCGGTTGACAGTCTGGTCGTTCATCCGACGACCAGCTCTGCCACTGAATGGGCGGACAACAAGTGGCTACCGATGCGCCGTCAGGCGCCAAGCTTGCTTGCCGTGTTCGGTGACGGTCGGGGTGGCGACAACAAGGACGCGAAGTTCAACCAGGAGACCCTGGCGCGGAACGGATCGCTCAAGATCGCCAGTGCCGGGTCTCCTGATGACCTCGCTGGAACGACGCGGCGGCTGGTTGTGTTGGACGACCTGGCAAAATTCGAGATGACTGCAAAAGGCGATCCGGAGGCGCTTGCGGAAAGTCGAGCGTCTGGGTTCGAGGACGCAAAGATCGTCAAGGTATCGACACCGCAGGTGAAGGGTACTTGTCGGATCAGCCGGTCGTTCGAGCGAAGCGACAAGCGGTTCTACTTCGTGCCATGCCCGCATTGTGGTCATGAAGCGCCTTTCACATGGGAGAATTTTCGGAAGAACCTCGACCCGGAACGTCTGCATGCGGCCGGGTTCACTTGCGACAGTTGTGGATGCGCCATCTCGCACGCCGACAAGGTCGAAATGGTCGCTAAGGGTAGGTGGGTCGCCACCAACCCGAATGGCGATCATCCTGGCTTTCACCTCTGGCGGGCTTATGTGCCACAGCGGGATTGGGCGTCGATCGCAATCGACTATGCCCGTGTCGCAGGATGGCTGACAGCCCGCGCGAACGGGCAGACCGACGTCAGCCTGGCGGAAAAGATCGAGGCCGAGACCGAGCAGACATTTTTCAACGATGTGCTCGGTCTTCCATACGAACAGGCCAGCAAGGGGCCCGACTGGGAGGCGCTGCGCGATCGGGTCGAGAACGCGCCGGAGGACGAAGGACGCCCGAGAGCGATTGTTCCCGCCCGGGGTGTGATCTTGACGGCCGGCGTCGATTGCCAACAGGACCGCACGGAGGTTCACGTAGTAGCTTTCGGCGAACAATATCGCCGGTGGACAATCGACTACATCGTCATCCCGCATCACATCGGGGACGAAGCAGGGCGTGAGGCGCTCGATGCACTGCTCAAGACGACGTGGCGCACGGAGCGGGGCCTACGTCTGGCGCTTGACATGATGGCCATCGATGGCGGGACATATACCGAGGATGTCTGGAGTTTTGCCAAGCGCTGGCCCTGGTCCCGCGTCATCATCGTGAAGGGCGCCAGCACGCAGACCGGTCCCGTGATGGTGCCGCAAAAATTCGAACGCCGACCAGACGGTCAAGCCAAGCGCAAGCAGAAACGCGCCTTCATGTTGAACGTCAGCCAGATGAAGGCCGACTTCTATGCCTGGCTCGACAAAGAAGACCCGGTCGAGCGTGGCTATTGCCACTTTCCGAGAGGTATGGGCGACGAGTTCTATCGCCAGATCACCTCCGAGGTCCGGGTTCTGAAGCGAAACCGGGCGGGAGTCGTCACGAGCTCCTGGGAGTTGGCGGAGCCGACCCGTCGAAACGAGGGTCTGGACACGATGAACTACGCGGAAGCTGCCGCCCGCCGAAAGGGCTGGACGGCGATGACTGCGGAGCAATGGGCGGCCCTCGACATCGAGCGCGGAGCCGAACCCGATGAGCCGCAAGGCGATCTTTTCGATGCCGAGGTGCCCGTCGCGGCGCCGGAGTCGGCAACGGCACCGCAACCTGTCGGCCGTCGACGCGGCCGCCGCGGGCAAGTGAGGTAAGACACCATGTCGATCGACTACCAGTCGCGCCTGACCAAGGTTCAGGCGGCAATCAACGCTATCCTGGACGGCGGGGTGCAGAGCTACACGCTCGACGGCCGCAGCCTGACGAAACTGGACCTGGGCTGGCTGACACGCGAGGAATCCCGGCTCGAAGCGAAGATCGCGCGTGCCTCGCGGCGACGCGGCGCCTTCCGGCGGGTGGACCCGCTGTGAGCGGCATGAAGTTCCGCCTCAACGGCCTGGATCGCATCGTCGGGTATTTCGCACCGGCCCAAGCTCTGCGTCGCGGATTCGCGCGGGGCATGATGGCGCGTGTCGAGGGGCGGGGGTATTCCGGTGCGGGCCGCACCAAGGGGAGCGTCAGCCAGTGGTCTGCTCTGGGCGGGAGTGCCGATGCTGACACGCTGATGGACTTGGAAGCCTTGCGCGCCCGGTCCCGCGACCTCGTGCGGAACGATCCTCTGGCCCAGAGCGGAATTTCGACCAAGGTGGTCAATGTCATCGGGCCCGGCCATGTCGTGCGACCCGAGATCAACCAGGATCGTCTCGGCCTGACTGAGGCAGAGGCGGAAGCGTGGGAGGCCCGCGCCCTCGATATCTGGCTGGAATGGTCGCGGAGTGCTGACTGCGACGTCACTCGGACGCAGACTTTTGCAGGGCTTGAGGACCTGGCCTACCGGTCGCGGCTTCTGTCAGGCGACGTGTTCATGATCCGCCGGTTCAAGGAACGTGAGGGGAGACTGCTCGCCACCTGTTACCAGGCCGTCGAAGCGGACAGGGTCTCGAACCCCAACTGGAAGGCGGACAGTTCAACGCTTGCCGGAGGCGTGGAACTGGACGCAGACGGAGCTCCGCTCGCATACCACGTTGCGAACCGGCATATCATCGATCGCACGATGGCCGGGACGACGGAGTGGCGGAGAGTCCCGGCTTTCGACAGTACAGGTCGGCGACTGGTCCTGCATATTCACGGGACACGCTGGCGTCCCGATATGACCCGATACGCCCCCATGCTGGCGCCGGTCATCGAGTCCCTGAAGCAGCGATCGCGCTATTCCGAGGCAGAGCTGATGGCCGCCGTGGTCAGTGCCTGTTTCGCCATCGGCATGAGGTCGGATGACGGGGATCTGGGGGCCGGTCTGGCAAATGGGTCGGCACAGCCTTCCGACAGCTCTGGGTCGGGTAACCCGATCGAGATCACCGAACCGGGACAGGTGTTCGACCTTATGCCGGGAGAAGAAGTTTCCAGCTTCTCTCCGGGCCGTCCGAACCCGGACTTCGGTCCGTTTATCGAGGCTGTGGCTGTCGAAGTTGGGGCAGGGACCGATCTGCCCTACGAATTGCTGCTGAAGAAGTTCCAGGCCAGCTATTCCGCCTCGCGGGCGGCGATGGAAATGGCGTGGCAGTTCTTCCGGGCGGACCGGGCGCTGCACGTCTCACAGTTCTGCCGGCCCGTCTACGAGGACGTCATCACCGAAGCGGTTGCACGGGGCCTTCTCGGCGCGCCGGGGTTCTTTACTGACCCGCTGCGCCGTCAAGCCTGGCTCGGGGCGGAGTGGATGGGCCCGGCCCGACCAACGATCGATCCGGTCAAGGATGCCACGGCCGATGAGAAATATCTCGGCATGGGGGTGACCTCGCGCACCCGTATCGCAGCCGAACGGTTCGGCCAGGACCAACGCCAGATCGCACGGCGTCGTGCGCGCGATGGAAGTGACGAGGTAACGGCCGGCTCGATCGAGGCCAGCGACCCCGCTGGAGAGGCGGAAGACAAGAACGACAGTGACAAGGAGACCAGCTGATGACGCAGGCTGACACGATGCAGATCGCGCAGCGCGCGTTCAACACCCCCTTGATGCTCGACCCGGCCAAGGCCGCGGTCATCGCACGTCACCTTGGGCCTCGATTCCTGCACTCCGGTGGCCCGGTGGAGGTGGTCGGATTCGAAGGCCGGACATCGGAGGCCCATGTGGCGCCTCGGGCGGCGTCGCTTCTGGGCGACGAGGTCCACCAGCACGTCCGACGTAGGCAGAGCTATTCGGTGGTGCGCGGGGTCGCGGTCATTCCGATCGTCGGGACGCTGATCCGGAGGGGGTCGTTCACGGGCCAGAGCTCGGGCACCACGTCCTACGAAGGGATCAGCGCACAGCTCCGCGCGGCGGCAGAGGACGATGCGGTCCGAGTGATTGCCCTTGAGATCGACAGTTTCGGCGGCGAGGCGGCGGGTATCTTCGACCTTGGCGAGACGATCCGCCAGGTGCGCGAGGTCAAGCCCGTTCGCGCCTTCATCGCTGACTATGCCCTGTCGGCGGGGTACGCGATCGCCAGCCAGGCAGATCACATCACGATCCCGCCCTTTGGCGAGGCAGGATCGATCGGCGTCGTGCTGATGCATGTCGACTATGAGCAGTACTTGGAGCAGGAGGGGATCAAGGTATCCCTGATCCATTCCGGAGCGCACAAGGTCGAAGGTAACCCCTTCGAAGCGCTGCCGGAGGCTGTCCGGGACCGCCTGCAGGCGGAAGGCGACGCCATTTGGCAGAGCTTTGCCGAAATGGTTTCGGTCGGGCGCCGCGGGATGATTTCAACGCAGGCCGCGCTCGACACCGAGGCGCGTACATTCCGGGGAGACCAGGCGGTTGCCGCCGGTCTGGCAGATGAGGTTGCCGAGGCCCGCGTGGCCTTTGCGGCCCTGCTCGACGAGGTCTCCCCTCAGATCCAACCGGTGGGCGCCCGGGCGGCGCAGGCGCCCAAGCTGGCAATACGTGGCCCGAGTGGAACGGTGCCCAAAACAGTTTCTACGGAATCGACTTCACCATGTGCGGGGTTGGCGGCCCGCATGGACACCCCCGCGGAACCCGCCTCCGCAGCAAAGGAGACCCCCATGGATTGGGAATCCCTGACCACGGCCCAGCTGCGCGAGCACCGGGCTGATCTCGTCTCGGAGATCGAGACGGAAGCCACCTCGGCCGCCACGGCCGAAAAGGACAAGGCGGTGAAGGCCGCTGTAACCGAAGAGCGGGCGCGGATCGCCGCGATCGACGAAATTGCGATGGAGGCCCATGCCGATCTCGTCGCCGCAGCCAAAGCCGACGGCCGCTCGGCCGAGCAGCTGGCCCTCGACATAGTCAAGGCCGACAAGGCGGCTGGCGGCAATCACCTCAAAATCCTGCGCAGCGCCGACGCCGCGGCGGGTGTCCCGGCCGCGCCGTCTTCGGAGCCGGTCGTGTCCGGCAAGCACGAAGGCGGCACGCCGGAAGAACAGGCCGAGGCGGCATGGGACAGCGATGCCAATCTTCGCGCCGAATTCAAAGGTAAAAAAGAGGATTACCTCGCCTACGCGAAGGCAGAATCCGCCGGACGTGCGCGCACCCTGCGCCGCGCGTCGTAATCCAGTCCTGATCAGGAGACAGAGACATGACTACCCTCGCTGCGGATAGCCCCCGCGACTACCAGCTCGGCGATCTGGGGGACTTCCCCGTAATCGCCGCGGATATCATCTACGAAGGCGCCGCTGTCGGCGAGAACGGCTCCGGCTATTCCCGCCCGCTTCAGGCCGGTGACGCCTTCCAGGGTTTCTGCCTTGAAACGGCAGACAACTCCGCTGGCTCGGCCGGTGACATCAACGTGCATGTCCGCCGCCGTGGCCGGATCGTGTTGCCGATCGCCGCGATCGCCATCACGGCCAACGATCATCCGCCGGTCTACGCATCGGACGATGACACGTTCACCCTCACCCGCGGATCGAATTCGTTCATCGGCGTGGTGAGTCACTGGGTGTCGACCGGCGAAGCCGTGGTCGCATTCGATGCGGACATGGCCGCGGTGCATGAAAGCGCCGTCGCCCTTGGCACCGCATAAGGAGGCAGGGATATGACTGCGAACAAGGGACTTTCTTCGCGCGCCATCATCGGGAGCTTTTTCCAGCGGCTCGAAGTGGCGACTGATGCCAGCTGGGTCGGCGCGCTGTCGATGTACTTCACGTCCGACCAGGAGGCGGAAGAGTACAAATGGCTCGGAATGGCACCGGTCATGCGCGAATGGGTCGGTGGCCGGAATGCCAAGGGTTTCCGCGAGAACGGCATCGTCATCCGGAACAAGAAGTTCGAAGCGACGATGGAAGTGCCGGTCGACTGGATGCGGCGTGACAAGACCGGCCAGATCGACATCCGTATCGACGAGATGGTGCAGCGGACTGTGACACACTGGCAGAGCCTGCTGTCGGCAAACATCGCGGCAGCTGAATCGACTGTCTGCTACGATGGCCAGTATTTCTTCGACACGGACCACGCCGAAGGAAAAAGCGGGACTCAATCGAACGACATCACGGTCGATATCTCCGCTGTTCCGGCCAGCATCCACGGCACGGCCACGATGCCCTCGGCCGAGGAGCTCCGCGCCATGATCCTCAAGGGTGTCGAGACGATGCTCGGGTTCAAGGACGATGAGGGTGAACCGATGAACGAGATGCACCGGGAGTTCCTGGTGCAGGTGCCGACCCACTGGTTCAGCAATGCGGCGGCCGCGATCAACAACCCGGTGGTCGGCGGCGGAGATACCAACGTGATGACCAATCTCGATGGCTACACGTTCCGCCTGGCCGTGAATCCGCGCCTGACCTGGACCGACAAGCTCGCCGTGTTTGCGACCGACGGGTCCGTCAAACCCTTCATCCGGCAGGAGGAGGAAGGCGTGACAGTGTCGGCCGTCGCTGAAGGCTCGGAACTGGAATTCGACGAGGACCTCCACCGCTACGGCGTCAAAGCCTTGCGCAACACCGGTTATGGCTACTGGCAGAAAGCCTGTCTGATCCAGGCCGTCTGATCCCGGATCAGTCGCTTCATTCGGGCGCCCCTCACAGGGGCGCCCTCGTCGAGCGACCGACTCTTGAAAGGAGTTTATCATGATCGAAGTCACTGCAATTCCCGTCGAAGGTGCGTGGGTCCGGGGTCCGTGCAAAGTGCGGATCACGAAAGAACAGCATGCCCGCCGCATCAGTGTGCTGGGGCCGAAGTATCCGCGAGGCGGTGTCTTCAAGCTCGACGGCGGACAGGCGATCAACTTCAAGCGGGGGGAAACCTTCCAGATGGATGCGCCGAAGCGGCTCAACAAGGCCATCTTCGCCTTCGACGACCCGGATGAGCCGGATCCGAAAGCGGGCGGCGCGTCCGGGGATGACACGCTTGTCGACAGTTCCGGTGACGACACTTTCGATGACGCGTCCGGCGACGATACCGTGACCGGCGGATCGGGTGATGATACCGTGGCCGAGGGATCGGGCGACGATACGGTCGCCGCATCGTGATCGACTTCGCTGGCGATGTAGACCGCATGTTCGCAGACCCGCAGGGGTTCGGCGCGGATGCGGTCTACACGCCGTCAGGCGGCTCTCCGATGGAGGTCCGGATCGTCCCGGTTCTGCCCGATGAGATCGAGCGTTTCGGCGACACGCGTCTGAGCACAGAGACGTCCGAGTTTCTCATCCCGGTGTCGGCCGTCGCTGAACCTGTGGCCGGAGACGCGATCCTCTACGATGGAGACCTCTACCGCGTGCAGGGTCAGCCGCAAAGGGACGAGCGCCGGGTCATGTGGCGCATTGAAGCGAGGCCGGAATGAAGTTCGGAGCGGAGTGGGCCCCTGATTTTGCGACGCTCATGAGGTCCGTTGATGAGGACGGGGCCCGCGCGACTTCGCTGGCAATGCGATCCGCCGGCCGCGATCTCAAGAACGAATTTCGTCGTCGCATCGCGACCGCGGGATTGGGCAAGCGTCTCGGCTACACAATCCGCGACAGGTCTTACCCCGAGCGCTCCAATAGCCTTGATGCGGCGGCACTTGTCTGGACGAAAGCGCCGCACATCCTCGGTCCGCATGTCAGGGGTGAGATCATCAGATCGTCAAAGGGTCGGTGGCTGGCTGTTCCGACCGAGGCCGCAGGTCGTGCGGCAGGCGGTCGGCGTATGACACCAGCGGATTGGGAACAACGCACCGGGCTGCGGCTGCGCGCCGTGTTTCGACCCGGGCGTCCCGGCCTCCTGGTTGCCGACGATGCCCGGGTGAACAAGCGGGGCCTGGCGCGTCGCAAGGGGGGGCGTCGGCGCAAGGATGGCATTCTGACCGGCGCTCAGACGGTCGTCATCTTCATCCTTGTGCCTCAGGTGGGGCTGCGGAAGCGCGTCGATCTCCTGCAGGCAGCGCAGGCGGTCATTGCGACCGTTCCGAGCCGAATCGAGGCCAACTGGAAGGACTGAGCATGACGACAAAATCGGAGACCGTCCTGACTGCGCTTTTCACAGCCCTGTCGGGGATGACCGGCCCGACGGTCCTTCGCAACGCGGACTACCCTGAGAAAACCAACGCAAGCGGTCTGGTCATCCTGCGGGACGGTGAACCAGGCGAACCCGAGGTCACCCTCTCGCCGCTGTCATACGATTATGAGCATGTCGCCCTGATCGAGGTGATGGTCCAGTCAGACGACAATGACGCCAACTTCGACGTTGTGAAGACGAAGATCGGCCTTGCGATCGCTGCGGACCGGACATTGGGCGGTCTTTGCGACTGGGTGGAGGCGGAGGCCCCGGTGACAGACGACCTCGCAGTCTATGCGACGACATCCATCAAGGCCGTGGCCATCCCGGTCCGGCTTTTCTACTCGACCAGCGATCCGCTGGCCTGACTGACTTCAAAAAGGAGAAATCGAAATGGGACGAGCCTATGGCGGGCGCGCGCTGATGGCGCTTGCATTTGAATCCACCTATGGCACCGCACCCGGGTCCGGTTTTCTCCAGATGCCCTTCGTGTCGTCCCAGCTTGGCGCGTCACAGGAGCTTCTGGAATCGGAACTTCTGGGGTCCGGGCGCGATCCGCTGGATCCGGACCTCGATGTGGTCGTGGCGGATGGCAATATCGTGGTCCCGGTCGACACCGGGGCATTCGGCAACTGGCTGAAGTTGCTCTTCGGAGATCCGACGACGACCGGATCGTCTGATCCATACACGCATGTGTTTGAGTCCGCCGGTTACGATCTGCCCTCGGCTTCGATCGAGTTCGGCTATCCCGAGGTGCCGCACTACGCGATGAATGTCGGGGTCAAGGCCGATACGCTGGAAATGTCCTGGCAGAGGTCCGGTCGCCTTACCGCTCAGATCGGCTTGATCGCTCAGGGTGAGGATCCCCCGGCTTCGACTTCCTCGGCTGGAACGCCGACTGGATACACGGCAGAACGCTTTGCCAACCGCCACGGTTCGATCACGCGGGGCGGCGCCGACCTGGGCAACGTGACCTCGGCAACCCTGCGGTATTCGAACAACCTCGACCGGATTGAGGAGGTGCGCGATGATGGCAAGCTGGGAGGTGTCGATGAAGCCCAGGCGTCATTGTCCGGACAGTTGGTGATGCGCCATGCTTCGACGGCACTGATTTCGGCCGCCGTCGCCGGGACGCCGGCAGCAATGACGCTGGAACTCGCCCGGTCGGGGACGCGGTCGCTCGTCTTCGCAATGCCGCGGGTGTTCCTGTCGCGTCCGAAGGTCGGTCCACAGGGCCCGGGCGGTGTCGAGGTCACCTATGACTGGATCGCTTCGATTGCCACCAACGGCGATCCGATGCTGGAAGCGACCCTGACCAGCGCGGTGGATGCCTACTGATGATCACACTTGACCTGCAAAAGGGCCCCGCCTGGTACGACCTGGTGTGGGACGTTCGCATTCGCGCTCTACCACTGACGACCGAGACCCGACTTGTCGCCGCTGAGGCGATCGGCCCGGCCGAAGATCCGGACGCCCCGCCGTCGCAACGACGCCAACTCGCCTGGGCAAAGGCCGTCGCGGCGGAAGTGATCCAGGATTGGGAAGGTGTCGGGGATGTCGAAGGGAATCCGATACCGGTTTCAGATGCCGCGATTTCCGCCCTACTCGACAACATCGACCTCTACATGGCGTTCCGGTCGGAGTACCTGAACCCTGCACTGGCGGTGGCCTCGGAGGGAAACGGCTCCGCGCCCTTGCCGAGTGGTACTTCGGACAAGGGCGCGAGTACTGCAGCCGATGCGAAACCCGGTGCGAAGATTGCCCGCTGAAGGTCAACCGGCCACTCTCTTATCAGGGGGCTCAGGTTTGGGATATCGCCCGCCGAATGCAGAACCAGGTGCGCCTCGTGGCAGGCTTGAAGGGCGTCACCTTGATCGGTTTCGACATGGGGGTAGCTTTCCAGATGGCAAATGCGATGGCGGTCGATCCGACCGCCATCGCGATCTTTTTCCCCGAAATAGAGGCGGCGGCCGTGGCGGCGTTTCAAGCGACAAAAGGGTCTGACGAGGATGGCTAAGCAGGTATCTGTCCGGCTGGTGTCCCAGGGTGGCGCAGAACTCAAAGCGGAATTCGCCGGCATCGGGCAGGCTGGGGAGCAGGCGTTCCGAAAGATTGATAGCCAGACCAAATCCACGACGGCCTCTGCCAAGGACTTCGAAGCCGCGATGCGGAAAGATCAGCGACAGGTCGATCGGCTGAAAGCCTCTCTGGATCCGCTCCACCGATCGTCGATGCTGTATTCGCAGGCGGTCAACCAAATCAATGCGAGCCTCGCCAAGGGACTTATTCCTCAACAGGAGGCGATCCGGCTCACGGACCTGGCCAAACAGAAGTTTGCGGGCATGTCGACGGGCATTAACAGCGTGTCCGCCGCCGCCAACCGCAATAGTCCTGTGATGCGTGCCATGAGCCTGCAGCTCAGCCAGGTCGCTCAGCAGGGCGCGGCGACCGGCGATTATGTCAAGGCTCTGGCCATCCAGCTTCCTGATCTCGCGCTCGGCTTCGGGACGGTCGGTATCCTCGCAGGTGTCGCCGCGGGCGCCCTTCTCCCGCTGGCCGTCAACGCGCTCAAGGGCGAGGAAGCTGTCGCATCCCTCGCCGACACGATCGATGAACTGGGGGCGGCGGTAGCCCGGGTTGAGGCGGCCGCAGCAAACTCCGGCCTCGGAGCGTCCGAACTCCAGCAGCGATATCGAGGGCTTTCGGAAGAGGCGCGCGATTTCTTCGAAATCGAACGGCAGATCGCGGGCCTTCGCGCGGGTGAAGCCCTGAAGAGCGCGGCGCGAAGCCTGGCCGGGGAACTGGACGTCGGGGGGTCTATAGGGATCGATCCTGATCAGATCCGCGACGCTTCCGCCGCGATGGACGACCTGCGCAACCGTATCAGCGAGCTCGATGCGGTGAGAGCAGACGCCGGTATCACCGCGGTGGAGTTGGCCCGTGCGGAGGCGGCGGCCCTCCAGGACCAGTTGGACGCCGTCAGCGACGTCGTTCTAGGTTTCGAAAGCCTTGCGGACACCCTCGGCATAGCCGACCACGAGGCGCAGGAAGTCGCTGCGCGGTTTGCTGAAATTGAGCAGGCCGAAGGCGCGCGCGCGCAGGCTGATGCTATGATCTCGCTCGTGCGGTATATCTCGGACGTGTCCGACAACCTATCCGATGCGGAAGAGGGTGGTCGGGAGCTTTACGATCGATTGATCGAGGCGACACAACAAGCACTTGTATTCGCCGGTGTTGAGATTTCCGGGCCAGTTTCAGCGGCCGCCGCCGAGGCTGAACGGTTGGCAGCCGCGATGTCGCGTGTCAATCTCTTGAAGGCGCAGAGGCCCGGACTGTCTGGGGTTCTGGCAGACGAAGACTTGGCGATGTCGCAGGTCGTGTTGCTCGGGGCTGAGGAACGTGCATCCAAGCGAGCCGAACTGGCCAATTTTCTGAAGCCCAAAAAGACGAGACGAGGTGGTGGCGCTTCTGCGGCTCAGAAAGAACAGAATGAGCTGATGCGCGATGCAGAGCGCATTTACAAGTCGACGCGAACGGAGGCCGAAAAATTTAACGAGGCCGTCAGGGAAGCCGACCAGCTGCTCGCATCTGGCCTGATCACCCAGGACACCTACAACCGCCATCTTGAGGACCTGAACGAAACCTTCCGAGACATGGATGGTCTGAAGGAGCTGCGCGAGGGGATCGAGGAGATTTCGGACGCCATTGCCAATGCCATCGTCAACGGCGAGAATCTCGGCGATGCCATGGGTAAGGTTTTTCGGAAAATCGCATCCGACCTCATCTCGTCCGGGATCCAGAAGCTGTTGATGCAGACCTTCGGATTTGACGGAGGTGGAATATTTGGCCCGCTTGTGGACAACCCATTTAGCTTGAAACAGCCGACCGGCATGCTGTCCGGCCTCGGGATTGGCGGTTCGTTCGACGGTGGCGGCCATACGGGGAGCGGCCCGCGTACTGGCGGTCTGGACGGCAAGGGTGGGTTTCTGGCGATGCTCCACCCCCAGGAACGCATTATTGATGAATACAGGGGGCAGGGCGGCGGGGGAGTTATTCAGCTGGTCGTGCGCCAGGAACCGGGAACGATCGTCGAGATCGTTCGCAACACGACCGGCGCGATGATCCAGATGAACAATGAGGCGCAGGACGCCGCGTTGCCGTCGAAGATCAGCCATTTCAACAAAGACCCGAGGGTGCTGTAATGCCCAGCCTTTCTCTCGCAGACTTCCTGAGCGGTCTCGCGGTCGTGTCGGCCCGCGCATTTCCGGACATCAACACATCGACGGACGAGACCGGCGCAGGGCAGCTCAACAGAGCGACCTTCGGGACGCGCCTGTGGACCGGAGATCTGACGATCAAGCGGCTGCGCTTTGCGGATTCCGATGCATTGGCCGCCAAGGTTCAATATCTCGAAGAAGCCGATGTCTCTTTCCGGTTTTGTCCAGTGCATTACCTGGAGAACGCCGCCACTACCGGAACCGTTGATGCCATCGATTCTGATCGGCGCGTGGTGACGTTGAATGAGGCAAGGCCGGACGGCGACATTTTCGGCATCACCTTTGCCACCTCCAAGCGCTCTATGCATCAGGTGGTGTCGCGGTCAGGCTTCGTCCACACGGTCGTGCCTCCTCTGCCTTTCGGAGTTGTGCCTTCGGACGTGACAACCTACGGGCGCCCCGAGATAGACGCAGTCCTCACCTCAGCCAATCACCCGGCCTTCAAGCGGTACAAGGCCGACGGTTTTCGACTCTACTGGAAGCAGACCTACTGATGCTCTGGGATAGTGGTGCGCAAACCTTCCTCTCCGGGGGAGGGCAGCCGAACTTTCATCTTGCCCTCACGATCACGCCGATCCTGATCTCCACCGGCAACCCGGTGTCCGTGGGATACTGGACGGGAATGGAGGATATCGACCTCCCGCTCGGCGGTGTAACGGAGACGCTCTTCGCTTCCAAAGGGGCGCTCGATGGCGATAACCCGACCTATGCGGCGGGGACGGATATCCGCCGCCTCAAAGTCTGGATGAACGGGCTCTCACAACAGGCCCTCGATCTGATCTCGGCTTATGACATCGAGCAATGCCCGGCAGCTTTCTGGCAGCTCTGTTTTTCGCAGGGCATGGAATTCAAGGGCGCCCGCCGCCTCTTCAAGGGGTGGGTCGATGAGCCGGAGCAAACCGTCGGGCCCAAGGGCGGCACGTCCCGGTTCGCCCTGACCCTCGCCTCGACGGCGCGGGCAGGCACCAAGACGGTGCCGCTCAAGAAGTCGCACCAGAGTTACCTGCGCCGCGGCGGGGATACCGCCATGGAGTATGCTTCGCTGCTTGATGCGGATTCCGATTGGTGGGGGCCGCGCGGATGACCCGGCGCACTGACTGGCGGGCGCGCCTGACCGCTGAGCTTCGGAACTGGAAGGATCGGCCTTTCGAATACGGTCGGGCTGACTGCGCGCTATTCGCCGCCGCCTGTGTCAAGGCGATGACCGGAACCGATCTGGCGCGCGGGTTGCGGGGCTATCGGACCGAAGCGGAGGGGCTGCGCAAAGTCCGGGCCAAGGGCTTTGCCTCACATGTCGCGGTGTTCGAAGCCTCTCTGAAGCCGACCGACCGGCCGCGTGCAGGTGATGTCGCCATCGTTGAGATCGACCGCCGGGAAGCAACAGGCATCGTGCAGGGCAGGGGTGTTTATCTGATGTCGATCAACCGCGGTCTGGTCCTGGTGCCGCGCAGCTGGATCGTTCGGAGCCTCGCTGTCTGATGGCCGGTCTGATCGTAAATGCCATCGTGGGCGGGTTGACCGCAGCCGGGGTTGCAGTCGGAACGATTGGCGTTGCGCTCATCCAGATCGGGGTGGGTCTGGCCTACTCCGCGATCTCCCAGGCGCTGCAGAAGAAGAAAAAGACCGAGGCTCCAGGCATCCGGAGCAAGTTCACAGGGCAGGGCGATGTCTCGCCGCAGACGATTGTTCTCGGGCTTTATGCGACTGCCGGCCACATGATGGCACCCTATTACACCCACAGCCGTGCCGCGGCCGGGGGCGGCGACAACAACTTCGGGGCCATAGGGTCGGGCGATTACGCGACCTTCCTCATCAACCTGTCCGACGCGCAGATCACCTCCGTGACTGCTCTATATGTCGATGGCGTCCGGTTCGATGTCGGAACGCACCTGGCCGGAACGGGTCATCCGCACTATGGCACGCCGGTCGCATCCGGCGTCGAGCGGGACGACTATGTCGGCAAGCTCTGGCTCAAAGTCTACGACGGCACGCAGACGGCGGCAGACCCTTACCTGCTTGCCGCTTATGGGTCGCATCCGGACCGGCCCTGGAAGGCGACGAGCTGGCACCGGGGTGGTGCCTACGCCATTGTCACGGTCAAACGCGACACCAAGCTGTTCCGCGGCATTCCGAGCTTCCGGTTCGAAGTGCAGGGGATGCCGCTCTACGATCCCCGCGACCTCTCGACGAGCTACTCGGTCAACCCCGCGCGGATGGTCTGGAATATCCTCCGGGGGATTACCCTGCCCGACGGGTCTGTCTACGGCATGAGTGTCGAAGAGGCAGATCTGCCCGCTGCGTGGTGGGACGCCGGACTGGACGAATGCGAGGTCCAGGTTGAAAACCAGGACAGCGGCTTCGAGGATCAATATCGGGCCGGGATCGAGATCCCGATCGCCACGCCGGACGACGGCGGCATGGACCCACTGACGGCCATTGATGAGCTTCTTCCCGCGATGGCTGCCCAGGTGGCGGATCTGGGCGGGCAATGGATCATCCGGGTCGGCGCCCCGGGCCTGGCCGTCGAGACCTTCGATGACGGGGATGTGCTCAACAGCAAGGAAAAGACCTACCGGCCATTTGTCGGGCTGGCGGAGAAGCACAATTGCGTCGCCGCGACCTTCCCCTCTCCGGAGGCGAAGTGGGAGCCGATCGAGGCCCCGCTCTTTGTGAACCAGGGGGCGGTGGACAAGGACGGCCAGCAGCTGATCGCGAACCTCGATCTCGACACCGTGCCCTATGCCGACCAGGTGCAGCGTTTGATGGCGGCCTGGGGCAAGGATGCAGAGCGTCGGCGCACGCATATCCCTGCTCTGCCGCCCTACAAGGACACAATGACCGTGCTGGATACGGTTGATGTGTCTTCGGCCCGGTTCGGCTATTCGGACAAGTCCTTCGAAGTGAGCCGCATGGTCCTCGATCTCCACTCCGGGACGTTCCAGATCGCGATGCGGGAGGTCGATCACGACGACTGGACCGTGGTCCCGGCCGAGTATCAGGCACAGGACGTGCCGAATGTCACTCGCCTGCCCGCGCCCGCTCTGACCATCACGAATTACACGGTGGCGAAGCACCAGATCACCGACGGGGCGAGCGACAAGAAACCGGCGATCCGCATTACCTGGACGTCGCCGAGCGAGAATCTCTCCGGCGTGGCCTGGCAGGTCTGGCGCGCGGGCGAGCTTGTCATCGAGGGCTCCACGGCCGACGCTGGTGCAGGCGAGGTGATCCTCTCCGAAGGTATCCTGCCGGACATCGGCTATTCGGTGCGCATCAAGCCTTTGGCCGAGGCGCAGGCCACCGCCTGGTCAGGTTTCGAGGTTGTTACGACCGACGACATACGGCCGAGCCTGTCCGACCTCGGTGACGATGTTTCCCAAAGCATAGAGACAGCGACGGGCATCGCGGAGACCGCCCGAGACATCGTCCTCAGCGTGAGCCGCAACCCATACTTTGAGCACGACCTGAATGGTTGGTTCAACGACACGGCCGGCACGGTCCCGAGTGAAGACATTGTGGGTTTGGCTATGGTGTCCGGGGGGCCGACTGCCAACAAGGCGGTGGAAGCCACGGGCCATCGGAACATTCATGGGTCCCTTTTCGCGGTGGAGACGGATCGCACTTATCGCGTCCGGTTTCGGGTCAAAGCCACGGGGGCCGGACCTAGCAGTGTCTGGGCAGGGGTCGCCACCTACGACGAGAATGGCACACTAGAAACCACTGCGCCGGGCACCCATCGATACGCAGCTGTACGCAATGGGTTCGTCCCTGTTGATGGTGAGTGGCACCTCTATGAGGGCACAATTACCGGAACCGCTGCCTCGGATAATAGCTTTCGCCCAACCACGAAGTTCGTGCGACCCGTGGCTCTCCTCAACTACGTGCAGGACGGCACCTATGTCTGCGAGGTAGACGAGCTGTCCATCCGTGATGTCACGGAGAGCAAGGAAGCCGAAGCCTTTGCCAACGAGGCGGAAAGCCACGCGGCAACTGCGCTGGCCGAAGCGGATATTGCCGAGACGGAAGCAGGCTACGCTATCGATGCCGCCGCCGCCGCGGTGGCCGCGCGCGACGTGTCCGCCCGATCGTATTCCTCGGCGTTCAAGAACCCGATATTCGCGGGTTGGGACGGCACGTACCCACTTGGGGTCGCCGTCAATGCGTCGGGCGGGTCTTCGGTCGCGAAGGCCACCGACGGAGAGTTTGGCAACGTGCTGGTCCTTGGCACTGGCTCGGCGCTCACAGGCAATTATCCGACCGCATCTGTCGCCTCGACCCACAGCCAGTTCGAGCTGCCTCGCGGCGGCGATACGCTCGGGGTCCGGATTCGGATGGCCCTTGAGCTGGTCTCGGGCGCGTGGTCCGGGACGATGATCCGGGTCACCTGGAGCGGTGGCGCCGGAGGCATCACGAAATACGTGGATCATTACATCCAGGAGCATCTGGGTCAGGTTTCTGGGGTGCAGACGCTCGAACTCGTGGTGCCCAAGCCCGAAGGCTACGTCAAAGGGTCGAGCGGCGATTACGTGCAGGTCGTGTTCTTCGGGACGACCAGCACGGGGGGCTACGCCCGCGCGCAGAACGTGACGCGGATCCATCGATGGGATGTTGAGGAGCTGTCCGGCACGGCCTCCGCCTATCTGGCTCAGATCGCAAAAACCGATCTGGACGGCATCACACAGGCCGCTCTGGCGTTCCGCACGATCTCCGGGGATGCGAACGCGGGTATCGAACTGATCGCGCTGTCCGATCCGACCGGCTCGTCAGCGACCGGCAAGCTCTATGCAGACGAGTGGTTCATCGAGGGCGATATTTCCGCCCGATACCTGGTCCTCGACGGTGGCCTTGACCTTAACATCGAGGGCGCAGCCTTCCGGATGGGCAAGACCAACCCGACCGATGTCGAGACGACGGGCGTCTACATGGGGGTCTATGCGGAGGGCGATTTCTCTTTCACCGTGGGCACGACATACGACGGCGTGAACCGTTACCTGCAGATGCAGTCGGACACGTTTCGAATCGTCAATGCCGAGCTCTTCGTGGATGGGGCGCTTGCCGGGGCGGAAACTGAGGTCACGACCACGCAGACTTTCGACCTTCCGGGCACCGCGGACTTTGTCGAAGGTTCGATCACCGGGGCTGGCGGAGGAGGCGCGTCGGCCAAGATCCGGCACGAATACGGCGACGGCAACCTGTACGAGGCCAACCATGTCGCTGGATCGGCCGGGGAAGTTTCGAAGATCGAGATCCTCGACGGCACAACAGTGGTGCACACTGTCACTGCAAACGGGGGGGCCGGCGGCTCGGCCGCGTCCAGCGCGCCGGGCCAATACGGGCTGTCTGGCCAGACCTCGACGCACACGCCATATGGCGACGGTGGCACCGGCGGTTCCTCGCATCCCTCGAATGCGGGCGGCAAGGGGGGGCTAGGCGGTTCCCGAGGGGATACCGTGGTCCTCGCCCCATTCGATTATACCGGCCTCGCCGACCCGAAGATCCGGTTCACGATCGGAGAGGGCGGTGACGGGGCCCCACAGGTCACCGGGGGGCCGACGGGCGAGACCTTCTATGCGTCGGCCGGGTCTGACGGGCAGGACGGCGTCGGCTACTACCGGACCAAGGAGGCCACGGAGATCTCCGTCGGCGCGGTCGCGCCGAACATTACGGCCAGCGGCACTACGTCGGTGACTTCAGGGACAGCAGGGAGCCTGCCGGATCTGGGACGCGGTGCCTGGACGCTGACGAATGTCCCGCTCGGGCTGGTGCTGAGCCAGGGCGCCGTGACGATCGTCACCAATACTGTTGCGGGCGGCGCGCTGACCTTCTTCGCAGACGGCCTGGTCAGTTTCGACACGAGCCATTCCGAGACGCGGAACGTCGATTACACATTCTGGGTGATGAGCTGATGGCTGACCCGATTATCTCCGTTCTCTATTGTGACCCGGTCACACGGGAAGGTCGCTCAACCGCCACTGGTCCACGATCCCGCGTAACGCGCGACCCGAACCATGTGGTCGCGACGCTTCCGGCCGGTGCGGACCCGGCGAATTGGCGGGCCAATGAGGCATGGGACGGGGTTGAGCCGAACCCTGCGCGTGCGGTGACGCGCGACATGGTGGACGTCGAATACCGGGCGCGCCTCGCGGTCGGTTTCACGTATGGGGGCAACCTCTTCGACTTCAATGAGGACAGCCGGGTTTCCATTCTTGGCGCAGTTGCCGCGGCGCAGCGTCATGTCCAGTTGGCAGCCCTAGACCCGGCCGTTGCCCTTGGTAAGGCCGACTGGCTCCGGGACGGGACGGATTTCACCTTCACCGACGCGACCGACGCGGAGGTCCCGCTGACGGCGATGGAAATGATCGCCCTGGGGATGGCCGCGGCCGAGCACCTGGACAGTCACCACGACGCCCGGCGCGCCCTCAAGGCGATGGATCCGATCCCGGCAGACTACACCGACGACATCTACTGGCCTTGAGGAGGGACACCTTGTCAGACCCAACCAAAGACCCGTCCCTGATCGGGCAGGTACTCAACGAGCGGGCGGCGCTGCTGGCCTTCTTTGGCGCTCTGGGCGGCGCAGTGCGTTCCGCGACGCTCCGGACCAGCTGGAAGGAGGGGCTCCGGGTCATCTTCGTGGGCAGTGTCACCAGTTTCGCCTTCGGAGAGCTGGGGCCGTTCCTCCTCCAGCCCTGGATCGGCAAGATCCCGGAAGAGCTGGGGGGGAAGCTCGGCACGCTCTGCGCCGTCGCCTTCCTGACCGGCTTGATAGCCGTGACGGTATTTGAACGCTTCCTGGCCAAGAAGGAGGTCGAAGATGATCAGGGCTGAGAAAACCACACCCAATGCCGACGCGTTCCGGACGTTGATCGTAGGAGGGATCATCGCCATCATCCTCCTCCTCGCGGTCGATCCGGCGGCGCGGTACTACGATGAGCACTTGCGCCCGCGTCCGTGGATCAGCGCGGAGGTCAAGGTTCTTCCCGCGCGGGAGGGAAAACCCTTCGTGGAATATTCCGTGGACGCGAGGACGCTTGTCCGGGCCACCTGGAAAGCCTGGGTTGAGAACGAGCGCGGCGTTCGGCTATGCGGCGGCCAGGGGCCGGGCGACTACAGTCCCGCGACCGAAAGCCCGAAGGTCTGGGGGTGGGCGAGCTGGCTCGGCAAGGACTGCTTCGTCCCGAAACGCGCCTTCCGTCTTTGCGTCTCCTATGTCGCCGAACTCAACAGCCGCGCGCGCGCGCCTTTCGGTCCCTACTGCTCCGATCTGTTCCAGGTCGAGCCTGCCCGGCCGGACTGACCATCGCCACATCGTTGACCTTTTGCCCCGCCATCGAGCGGGGCTTTTTTATGGAGGGCCAAGCCCATGCAACTCAATGATCGCATCCTGCAAATCGCCCGCGCCGACGAAGGCACCTGGGAGTGGGCGGGCGACGAGAACAACCCCGTCGTTGTCGCCTATTACGCGGAGGCCGGACATCCCGAGGTGAAGGATGACAGCGTGCCCTGGTGCGCGGCCTTCGTCGGCGCAGTGCTGGCCAAGGCTGGCGTCCAGGGGACGGGCTCGCTTCTTGCCCGCTCCTACCAGAGCTGGGGTGAAAAGGTCAGCCCGGAAGACATTCAGCCCGGCGACGTGATCGTCTTCCCGCGCGGAAACTCGTCGTGGCAGGGCCACGTCGGGTTTGTTGCGGGGCTCGCCGGTGACAAGGTGCGTGTCCTCGGGGGCAACCAGGGCGACCAGGTCAATGTGAAAGCCTATCGCCTGTCGGATGCCATCGCGATCCGTCGGGCGAAAGAGCCGCGCACCAGCGTCGGCCAATCCAGCACGATCCGGGCGACGGGGGCCGGAGCCGCGGGCGTCTGCACGGCCGGTGGGGCGGCCATCGCAGGTCTGGACGGAACGGCGCAGATCATCGTCGTCGTTGCATTGGCGGTTGTCGCGCTGGCCCTGGCCTGGATCGCGCGGGAACGCATCAAAAAGTGGGCGGCGGGGGTCAGGTAATGGCCCGCGTCACAGTTGATCCAGGGGAGAGCGTGCAGTTCAAATGTCCTGGCTGCGGTTGGCTGCACATTCTCAACATTGACCCGACCTCACGGCCTTGCTGGTCATTCAACGGTGACACCGCTCGCCCGACATTGGCGCCATCGATAAACGCATGGCGGGAGTACGGTGGCGACCGCGTCACAGAGCGTTGCCACAGTTTCGTCGAGAACGGGCGCATCCGGTTTCTCAACGACTGCACCCACGCCCTGGCCGGTCAGACCGTCGATTTGCCGGAGATCGAGACGCCATGATCCGCATCCTGCTCGGCCTCGTCGCCGCCCTCGGCCTCGCCCTCGCCATCCAGACCTGGCGCCTTGATCGCGCCCGCGACAAAGCCGACCGCCTCGACACCTGCGAGGAGGTCCAGGACATCAGCACGGAGATCCGCAATGAAACGGATGATGATCTGCTCTATCGCACTTCTCGCCCTCGCTAGCTGCACCGCTGGCGACTTCTGTCAGGTGGTGCCTTTCGAGAAACGTTTCGACCCGGCCACCGCACGGGCGGTGCTGACGACCGACCGCGAGGTTCTGCGCCAGATCGCCATCGAGAACGAATTCGGCCGCCGTCACTGCGACTGGTGACCGGCTTTCCCCGCCGCTGATTGCGGCTCTTCTTCACATCACAGGAGACTATCATGCCACGCAACGCATTGGTGCCGGTCGATGATACGGATTGGACCCAACTCACAGCGAACGACGTTTCCGAGCTTTCGTTTCAGTTCCAGGAGGGTCACCTACTCTATGTTGCTGCGACCAACGGAGAAACGAAACCGGCTGCGGCATTCACCGGATACCAATACGGTTTCCAGGAGGGGGAAGCTCTCATGTCGCTGGCCGATTTCTTCCCCGGCGTCTCGGGCGCAAATCGAGTATGGGCGCGAACCGCGAATGGTTCCGCCAGCGTCATGGTGTCCCATGCGTAAGGCGGGCGTCTCTGGCCTCGGCAGGGCGGCTGGCGGCCGTGCCCGCCTTCTCACCACCGTCAACGGCGCACGCGGTTCGACTTACGACTACGGCGACACGCTCGGTGTATCCACCGACAGCCTCATCCCGCTCAGCCAGGCGGGCGAGAGCATCACCTGGACGCCCGACGGCGGCTCTCCGACCGTCGCGGACACGATCACTGCGGCCTCGGGCGACGACGCGATCTCCGTCGCGATCGGCAGCGTCACCGCCAGTCTGACAAAGGCTGCCGTTCCGGAGCCCTCCGGCGACGTCATGCATATCCTCTGGCTCACTGACGCATCGAACGGCGTCGGCGGGGCGACCAGCCCGTCGCTCACGGAGGCTGACACCGATCCGACCGATACGGTCATGGAGTTCAATCTTCAGAACGGGAACATCCAGAGCTTCACCACGGCGGGCCAGTCCCGCATCGGCGGCTTCGTGGCCCAGACGGGCAGCGCGCTGCATTGTGCGCTGGCCTGGAAGGACAGCGGCGACCTGCCGGCCGGGCACAAGATCCTGGTGGTCAACGCCGGTATCGGTGGTCGTGGGTCATATGGCGGCGGGGGGGTGTTCAATCCCTACACCTCGGCAACCCCATGGACGATCGGCGATCCGGCTCCGACCGGCGCAGGCGAGGTCTTTGAGGGCATTCCGGGGATCTGGGCAGCGGTGAAGGCTGCGGTCGCCGCGGCCGGTTACACCCTCGGCTCGGTCAAGGCCATGATCAAGGTCGTGAACGAAAACGACGCGGGCGGGGCAGGGGCCACGCCGTCCGATGTCACCTTCGCAGAGTTGATCCAGACCCAGATTGACGGCATCACGGGGATCCGCACGGCGCTTGAGGATCCGACCATCCCGGTCGTGATGTATGGCGGGGTGCCCGAGGACGTCTACGACGGTTCCAACTCGCGCCGCATGATCAACGCGGTTCATCGCCATGCTGCGGAGCTTCTGCCCTATTGCGCCTTCATCGAGGGGCCGGTCGGATACATGGACCCCGTCGAGGATATTCACTTCACATCGCCAGGGCAAAGGGTCATCGGGCCGATGGTTTACGACGCCTTCGCCGTTGCCGAGGCCCGCACCACGGCGCCGGGCATTCCGCTCGTGGACGCCCTGGACGGAACCGGCGTCACGAAAGTCTGGGGAACCTACCGGATGCTCTCCGCCTATGCCGATGGCCCCGCGCTGCGGATCTCCAACGGCCTGACCGAGATCGACGTGCCGTTCCTCAACAGCGGCCCGCTCGCGGGGATGCTCGATTGGAACACGGCGATTGCCCACGCCCTGGCCAATGCGGGCGATGCCTGGGTCGTCGGCCGATACGATCACGGCGGCAGCGGCATGTCACCCCAGGAGGAAGTGGGAACCGCGACACTGGTCAAGGGCGGCTACCCGATCCTCCAAGGCACGCGCAGCGCCTACGGCGATGACGAGAACGACGTGCGCTACTCGGACGCCTACACGCCCGTTGCGGCCGGGTGTCAGCTCGCGATCGGGCGTCTTGCCGATGGTGGGAACAAGACCATCTTCTCCGGCCCGGCCGACACGATCGGCTTGGTCTCCACCTCGGGCGAGCTGCGGGCGCGCGTCGGGACGGACAGCCTGACGGCCTCGGCTTTCCCCGAAGCGGAGCCCGCCTGGGCGGTCAAAGGCAAGAACCTGCACGGTTACATGGTCATGGCGGGCCCGGCCCTCTACATCGACGGCGAGCTCGATGCGCACATCCTTGCCGGGTCTGTGAACTACATCAGCGCAGGCTACGAGTTCGGGGGCAAGGATGACGGCACGCGCAACTCGGTCTCGAACTGGGTGGCTGATGCGGTGTGGAGCGTCGCACCAACAGGCGCGACACTCGCTGCCATCAACGCAACGGTTAGCGAGTTCGTGGCCGAAGATGACATGGCGCTGGCGGCATGACGACCGAAGAAAAGGAGTTGCTCGCGTTGGACCGCCTCGGCCTGACGCAGGTGACCGCCGCGCTTTATGTGGCCTTGGCAGAGCGTCCCAACTATCCGCTCCTGCGCAGTTACCTTGTCGATCGGGTCTGGCGCAACCGGGACACACCGCACGACACGGACAACCGGCTGAGCAGTGCTGTTCGGAACCTGCGTCGGCTTCTGCCGAAAGATCAGCAGGTGGAGACGATCTACGGGATGGGTTTCAAGCTGGTGGTGCCGGAAGTGTGGTTTCCTCCTTGGCTTGAGGCTTAGCAACGGGCGCAGAATCGGTGATTCCCTTCCCTCGCTTCAAACCGTCAATCCGGGCAGATTCGATGTCTCAGAGTGGCCGTTTGGGCCAATTCGTCAATCCTCTTTCCCTTACTTTCGGTCGAGGTTTGATCCACATCGTCGAGCCCGAGGACAGCATATCGGCGATTTGGTCACTTGAATCAATGGGTTGCGGTGTCCAGTAGAGATACCCGCTACAATTGCCTATTACCCACTATATCCTCTTTCGGATTCGGTGAGGTACGCTGTATATTGCGAGCATAAAGAAGGGCCCGAAATCCTTCGGGCCCTCTGGAGTATTGGACGACGAAGACGCCGTGTTAGACAGACACACCATCGCACACTACAAAATGAGCGTCAATCGTCCGAATGCACCAGATGTCGCGAGACAGGGGTCATATGATGACGATCGAGCAATGTTGGGCCGCGCTTCGGAAGAAGGGCTGGACTAAGTACAAAATCTTCGATGGCGAGCCGCGTCACGTCTTGCTTCAAGGGCGGGAGACGGGCGACCTGGCTTACAAGCCCCTGCCCGATGACATTTCCGCTGAGGAGCGTTTGGCCCTAGTCGAGAGTATGCCTGAAGCGTAA